GTCATGAGTCCATTTGATTATTTAAAGGCAATCAACGAAACCAAAGAAGATGTCATGCTGACTTCTCAAGATGAGAAGAAGTATGCCGCTTTCATTGTGAATCGCGGATTGTCTTTTTTTATGGACACAATCTTTCAAGCAAACGAAGTTAATAGAAACCACCACCTAGATTCGCGTCTACAGTTTGACTATTTACTAAATAGTATCAGACAGAAAAAAAGGTACAGTAAATGGTTGAAGCCTGACAAGCTACACGATTTAGAAGTCGTGAAAGAGTATTATGGATTCAGTAATGAAAAGGCCAAAAATGCTCTAGAACTGCTTAGTGAGGATCAGCTGGCCTTTATTAAAGACAAACTGAATCAAGGTGGAGTGGAGAAATGAATGTATCAGTTGACACGATGGTTGAATGCACCTTGGAGAATCCAGACGATTTTCTGAAGGTACGAGAGACTTTGACAAGGATTGGAGTTGCTTCTCGTAAAGACAAGATTTTATATCAATCTTGTCATATTTTACATAAGCAGGGTAGATATTTTATTGTACACTTTAAAGAATTATTTGCACTTGATGGTAAACCTACAAATTTTTCTGAAAATGACCAAGCACGAAGAAATACAATAGCAAACCTTTTAGCCGAATGGGGATTGATCAAACTGGTCGATCCAGAAAGTGTAGAGGAATTAATTGTTCCTCTAAATCAGCTTAAGATTCTTTCCTATAAAGAAAAGGATGAATGGGATCTTGTAGCTAAATATAATATTGGAAGTAAAAAGGTAGAGGATGACAGCAGCGAGTGACGCACTAAAGTATTATAAATTAGATCCAAATGTACCAGACCCAGTTTTTGCAACAAAGGGGTCTGCATGTTTTGATTTACATGCTTCGATTGTTAAGGGCAGCACATATAAAGTAAATCAAGACACACTAAATAGAACTATTGAGAAACAAATAAAAGGTGACTCAATACAATTATTCTGCATGGAGCGGGTACTAATTCCTACTGGTTTGATTTTTGACATTCCAGAAGGATATTCGGTTCGTCTACATTCAAGGTCAGGATTAGCTTGGAAAGACGGCATATACCTTACAAATTGTGAAGGTATAATTGATTATGACTATGTTGAGCCGGTTTTTGTCATGCTAACTAACATATCACAAGCTCCAAAGACTATAAATAATGGAGATAGGATATGTCAAGCTGAATTGGTAGAAAAAGTTTATCATAGTTTGTTACAGATCCAAGAGCCACCAACTCAAAAAACTGAACGAGATGGAGGATTTGGGTCAACAGGCCCGTAGCAAAGGAGTTATATGGCTGTAAAGAAAAAATCTTCTAATGGAGGAAATATGGTAGATAAAGTATTGGGTTGGATTCGCAACCTTACAGAAGTTGGTTTAGCACTTATTGCTCTTGGAGTCGTACTCCAGATCATTTTTGGTGCAACCGTTCCCTTTCTTGGTATAGATGTTGTGGGCTCAGTAGTTGCCTTGGTTGGTAAATTGGGTGCAGAAGGTCTTGTCGGATTGGTTTCGATTTGGGTATTGTGGGGAATCTACGATAAAAAGTAGTCAAACCACTTGACATAATGTATAAATATGTTATACTATTGAATAAAGGGTGAACAAAAAGGTGACGGCCTTTGAGTATACTGATAATAATCTTGCCGAGAGCCGAGATAGTCAGACTGTTCACGGATGGTGCCGAGGCTACCCCTCTAGCAATAGAGGGGGGTCACATCTCACTTACCAGTGAGGGAACAGGTACGGAGGATAAAAGCTAACGGAAGTTCGTTCTCCGATGTTGTGGGTAAGCCGAGTCCCACTGCTCACCTCACCCTTTTTTCTTTATTATGGAGATAAATAGTTATGAAAACAAAATATAAATTATTGGTTAAGGGAGCTGGAAATTATGCAGCCGACTCACTTATCGAATTATTTTGGATAGTTTTTAAACATCGTTGCGAACATCTCCGTGCAGGAGAAGGTTGGCGCGACTGAGGTTGTCCGTAGTGGAAACCTCATTCAACTACTCATTGCTGTGTGCTTCAGAATGAGTTATTATTAACCTCGCTTTAAAAGGAGGAATTATGGTACTAGCACGACACTCCGCGTTTACACCCCAAGACCTTCAAAGACACTTAGGCAGATCCGTTGGATTTGACCAACTCTTTGACCGTTTTTTTGATATGGACACTACTCGCGATTCGGGGTATCCCCCATATAACATTCGGAAACAGAATGACCTTCAATATTCTATTGAGATTGCCCTCGCTGGGTTCTCAAAAGATGATATTGAAGTTGAAGTAACGGATGGCCAGCTGGCAATTCGTTCCAAAGAAGATACAAAGAGCGAAGACGAAGTTGATTCTTTCGTTCATAAGGGGATTGCTAAAAGATCCTTTATGCGTTCATTTTCTTTGTCCGATGATATCATTGTAAAGGGTGCGGATCTCAAGGATGGTATGTTAACCATTGACCTTGAGAGAGTGATACCCGATGAGAAGAAGCCACGGCTGATTCAAATCGGTTCTTAGTAATGACGCGGGGGCTCATAGTTGGGTGGGAATCCACTTGAGCCCCACATCCTATTTGGAGAAAATATGGCAGAAGAAGAAAAATCTGAAGAAGTTTTTAAGGTTGATACTGAAGAAAATACTGAAGACAAAACAGTAAAAGTTGATACAGAAGAAGAAGATGATGGTGTAGTGCTTGACACATCAACTGGTAAGGGATTAGAAAATATGGAAATCCCTGAGAGTATGAGAGCACCAGTTTTTGAAGGTGGAAGGAAAGTTCGCATCTTCATGAATGAGAAGTATGGGTTTCCTCATGGTATCCAAATCACCGCAGGTATTGCAAATCACAAACCACAACTAGTAGGTAAACCATCTGATGTTGAGAAGCATTCAATTGACGAAGATGATATTATTATTGAAGTTGGTGGCGAAATTCTTTGGAGAGCATCAGAAGATGGTTTTCCAGATACACAAGAAGGCCCAGCGTGGGTGACTGAAATCCTAAATAAAGTAGTTGGTACAGAGGAAGTCACTGACGATGGTGTAGTGATTGAGCCTGAAAATCAAGAAATTGTTAATTAGGAGAATACGATGGCAGAACGAAAAGTTCTTAAAGAGGTTATGTTTGAAGAAGAAGACTTTCAAAAAGAACCAGAACCAGAAATTTTAAAAGAAGAAATTCAATTTGAAAAACCTTCTACTAAAGTTGAAAAAAGTAAAATAGAAAAACCTAAAAAATTTACTAAGGAAGAATTTCTCAAGTCTATTAGTATGGATCACCGGCCGAACTCTCAAAGAGCAATTGAGGCCTGGGAGAATTATAATAAAGGATAATTATGTTACCACTTGCGGGTATGTTATTTAACGTGGTGGCTGGGTTAGTTATCGATAAGGCACAAGACCTAGCCGAAGACCATGTTGCAAAAATGTTAGATGATGTCCTTCCAGATAAAGCAAAAAAAGAATTGGACAAGATCATCAAGGATGACCCCTCACACGTTTTTGATAATGCAAAGGATGCATTAGTGGGAGCGGTAGAGGGTAAAGTTCCATTAAAAATGAAAGATGGTAAACTCTTACCAATAGAACTGACAGTCAAAGTAAAATTTGACCCAAACACACAAAAACTTGAGGTTATAACATGAGATTATCACAGAACTTTTGGCTAAGTGAACTGACAAAAAGTTCAACTGCAGACAGAATGGGTGTTAAGAATGAGCCAGGAATTGAAGAAATAGTAAACCTCACAGTACTTGCTCATCACGTGCTTCAACCTGTCAGGGAAAAGTTCGGAGTGATTACGGTGAACAGCGGATATAGGTCACCACAACTCAACGGTAAAGTCGGCGGATCTAAAACAAGTCAGCATTGTTTTGGAGAAGCAGCAGATTTTGAACAGCTGGGTACACCAAATGGAGAAGTTTCTACTTGGATAAGTAAGGAACTCGATTTTGACCAGCTCATTTTGGAGTTTTACACCAAAGGAAAGCCGAACAGCGGATGGGTACATTGTTCTTTCAAAAAGGATGGTTCAAATCGAAGAAAAATAATGACAGCTTTAAGGGCAAATGGAAAAACCCAGTACAAGCAGGGTCTTATTTTCTGATTGGATTATTCCTCAAAATATATCTTCAAATCCTATTTGTAATTGGGGCCTTCTCTGGCCGCATTAAATGGGTTGACACGCAAATCAAATGGTGTTATAATATATTTGACAACTTAGAAATCCCTTATCAAAAATATTATTAATGTTTTATACTAATGTTCAACCCCAAGGAAACTATATTGCTCTAAGGGGTGTTGATGAACATGGCCTTACTTTTCAAAGGAAAGTACGCTATGATCCTACCTTATATGTTCCCGCACAACGGAAATCAGATTGGAAAACTCTAGACGGTAAACCCGTAGCCCCTGTGAAATGGGGAAACATGAGAGAATCAAGACAGGCCATGCGAACTTATGGTCAGGATGTTTATGGTGTAGACCAATTTCAGTATTCCTTTATTTCTGATAAGTATCCAGGCATGATTGACTATGATATATCAAAAGTTAAAATAGCTTATATAGATATTGAAACAAGTTCAGAATATGGATTTCCAAATATCAGAGAAGCTAATGAACAGGTTTTAGCCATCTCTATCAAGATGGGTGATGATTTTAAAGTTTATGGCTGTGGTGATTTTAATCCTCCACCAGATGTGCGATATATTCGATGTCCAAATGAACACGCTTTGTTAGAAGCTTTTGTTGATGATTGGAAGTCAAACTATCCAGACATTGTAACTGGATGGAATACTCGATTTTTTGATGTGCCCTATTTGGTGAATCGAATTACAAAGGTACACGGCTCAAAGATGGCCAATAAATTATCTCCTTGGGGATGGATTAGAGAGAATGAAGTAAACTTGATGGGCGGTAGAAAACAACAAGTTTATGACATGCAGGGAATTTCTAGTATAGATTATATGGATGCGTATGGAAAATTCACATACATCAACCGTGAATCTTATGCTTTGAATTTCATAGCTTACGCTGAACTTGGGGAGAAAAAACTTGATTATTCTGAAGCAACTTCTCTTCATGAACTCTATAAGACAAATTTCCAGAAATTCTTAGACTACAATATTCATGATGTAATTTTGGTTGAGAAATTAGAAAATAAGTTGAAGATCATGGAAATGATTATTTCTTTGGCTTATTTGGCTAAGATTAATTTCAATGATGTATTCAGTCCAGTGAAGATGTGGGATATGATTATCTACAATCATCTCAGAGATAAGAAAATTGTAATTCCACAAAAGAGATTTGAGGAAAAGAATACGGCGTATGAAGGCGCTTATGTAAAAGATCCTCAAACTGGTAGACACAATTGGGTATGTAGTTTTGACTTGAATTCTCTGTATCCTCATTTGATCATGCAGTACAACATCTCTCCTGAGACATTGATTGGAATGCATTCTCAAAATAAATTGGTTGAGCCATTACTTAATGGTGAATTCGATACCAGTTTTCTTAAAGAGAAAAACATTACTATGACTCCCAATGGGTCTATGTACACGCGAGAGAAACAGGGGTTTCTTCCTGAGCTGATGGAGCAGATGTATACTGACCGTGTGAAGTATAAGAAATTGATGATTGAGGAAGAAAAGAAGGGGTCTGATGGAGATCCAAATAAATTAGCTCAATATTATAATTTACAATTAAACTTAAAAATTGCTCTTAACTCAGCCTACGGGGCCCTTGGTAATCAATGGTTCCGATTTTATGATGTAAGGAATGCTGAAGCCGTATCAGTTGCGGGACAACTTTCTATTCGATGGGCTGAGAGAGCTGTAAACAATTATTTAAATGGAGTATTACAAACAGATGGAACCGATTATGTCATTGCTTCTGATACTGACTCTCTTTACGTTGACCTTAGTTCTCTTGTCGAAAAAGTAGGGCTAACTGATACAGACAAGATTATCAAGTTCATGGATAGTGTTTGTGATGATAAAATAGAAAGAGTCATTGAAAAGTGTTATGAAGATTTAGCAGATCATGTTAATGCATTTGAACAAAAGATGGTTATGAAGAGGGAGGTTCTTGCTGATGTTGGAATTTGGACAGCAAAGAAACACTACATTCTGAATGTTCATAATTCTGAAGGTATTCAGTATAAGAAACCCAAACTCAAAATTATGGGAATTGAGGCAGTTAAGAGTTCTACACCTGAGACTTGTAGGACAGCTCTCAAAGAAGCTTTTGAAATTATTATGAATGGGACTGAAGATGATATTATAAATTTTATAGATAACTTTCGGAAAGAATTTAAAGGTTTACCCGCAGAGGATGTTTCTTTTCCAAGGTCTGTGAAGGGGCTAGCTAAATACAGAGATTCAGCTACAATCTATAGAAAGTCAACTCCACTTCATGTGAAGGGGTCTTTAATTTACAATATGATGCTTGAGAAGAATAAACTCACAAAGAAATATCCACGAATTCAAGAAGGTGAAAAGATTAAATATACATATCTTATGGAACCAAATCCAAGTGGAGATAGTGCCATTGCAATGTTGAATTCCCTTCCTAAAGAATTTAAATTAAATGATTATATTGATTATGACCGACAATTTGAGAAATCCTTTTTAGACCCAATGAAGGTTATTTTAGATACTATTGGCTGGGATCATGAAAGGAAATCAACAATTATGGATTTCTTCTCTTGACAAATCTCCAACTCATGGTAAAATAGGACTATTATGGAAATGGATTATGGCGGTTGGCTTTCGGAAGACCTGCGGAAATTATATAAAGATTTACTTTATCGCAGAGATAGGTCTGAAGATTATTCTGATAGAGCCGAAATAAATCAAACAGTTTTAAAAATTATGGCAGTATTACAATCGAGGAATGATATAGATGAATGACTTTTTAGATGAACTAATATCGGCAACAGGGAATCAATATGCTTCCAAAGTTGCTGATGGAATGCTGGGGAATGTAAATGAGTATATTGACACAGGTTCTTTTATTCTTAATGCTTTGTTGTCTGGTAGCATACACAAAGGGTTACCGTCTAATAAAATTACAGCCTTTGCGGGAGAGAGTGCTACTGGAAAGACATTTTTTCTACTTGGCCTCTGCAAACAGTTTCTTACAGACAATCTTGGCGGGGGTGTTCTGTACTTTGAGTCTGAATCAGCTTTAACTCCTGAAATGGTTGAAGAGCGGAATATTGACACTAAGAGATTTGTGCAATTTCCTGTAGCAACCATTCAAGAATTTGCAACACAATGTTCAAAGATAGTAGACAAACATATAGAAAATGG